GTTTTTACCAAGGGTTCGGGCAAAAGCTTTCAACTGGCGCTTGAACTCTGAAGGGATATCACTGCCTCTGTCTTCATAGGCACGGTCAACCCTAAGCGTTTTACCGAAAATCTTGAGCGCAAAAGCCGCATAAGCCGGAGCAACATCATTCGTGCCATAATCAGCCCCAATAGCCCTGAACGCTGCAGCAGTGTTGATGTCGGCATCTTTACGCAGACTGGCCGCACCACCCGGCTCTACGAAAAAGTGGAGGAAGTCAAGCAGAGGAGCATTCCTGCGCACCTCATCAACGACCATCCTGGTGACCTCGTCACCTCCTGATATTTGCTGTAAAAACATATCTGAAAAGAGTTTTGATTGATAAATCCTTATTTCGATCCCTGAGCGGCTTCAAACTGAGCAGTTAAGGCCGCCTGCACTGGATCACCAGCCGGAGCTTCTCCATCAGCAGCCTTTTCTTTCGTGGCCACTTCCTCAAATACCAACTGAGGTTTTGCACCTGTAATCAGCTCTTTCAACACCTCGAAGCTGGTCTTCGATACTTTCGCTCCATCAATTTCAAACTGGCGTGGCTGTGCACCGTGTAAATCCATCAGGATAGCAACAACCTGGTCTTTAATTTTTGGAGTAACGACCGCTCGATGCTCTGAGCAAAATCCAAGAATCTCACTTTGCACAAGCGATGCTTCAGCTTCACTCTGCTGTTGCAGGAGTGTCGCGTTTTCCGCACGGAGTCTTTCAAGCTCCGTTTTTTCTTCAACTGTCATATCCGATTCAAATTGGTTAGTGGTAGCGTCTGGAACTGCATCTTGCGGCGGATCAGCCGGAAGCTCAAGCTTAAGGAAGTCCATCACGTATGATGGAAGGAAGTTGTCAGCCGCATCAATGCCGTTCGACTCAATTTCCTTGTCACGCATCTTCTGGAACAAGTCAGCAACATCACGCATCCAGCTTTGCAACTGCCACTTCCAGGTAACATCAAACCCGGTAACCGGATTATCAAGGTCTGAGGATTCAAAATCTACCTCTTCGGTATACACCGCAGGGACGTTATCCGATGTCTCAAACGCAGCCCCAAGGCCGCTCACTGCAGGGTTATCGGTAAACCCGATATGCACGATTTCGCCACACTTGCCAATACCGATCGATACTTTATCACATCCCGCCTTTTTCAGCCCTGCGATCCATTCCTTGGCAAACTCAGCAGGTTTCGCAGTCAAATAGGTGCGACCATCCTGTTCGTACACTTCAATACTTTCCCTGTCGGTATATCCAAGCACTGGAAGGTTATTCTCCGGATGCCGGTAGGTATACGGGATCTTGATCGGGCTGTTCGATTTCGTTGCCTGGAAGAGAGCAAGCACTTTCTCTCTCGGCCAAACAGGAGCATTCTTGGTCTTATGCACCCCTGATGCAAATATTTTATGCCGTTTAAAGTCCATTCATCGATGATTCAATTGGTGATAAAGGCTCAGTGCGGCGGAGCTTCCGCGTTTCATATCTCCCGTAATTACCCGCAACTTATCCCCCAAAATCGGCAATAATCTCATGTTGCGTTTCCAGGAAAACATTACTGGAAAGTGGTAAGCAGAACCTTGCCAGAAATCAGGGCTACCTTGAGGCAGTATCAAAAATCTTCTAAACCGTAATAATGCCAGAAGTAGGAAGTAACGGGATCGTCGAGCTGGCCACTCAGCTCGGCATAGCAGTTTTGCTTTTTGGAGCGCTCATCATTTTCAGCGCCGTAACCCGGCACTGGATTAAAACAGAGCAGTTACACTGGACGGAAGAGTTCAAACTGCGAGAGCAGAAAAACGCGGACGACAAACTGATGCTCACCAGCCTGATCGAAAAAAACTTCACCATTCTAACCGATGTAATGTCGGACAGCAGGGAACAGATTCACGCTATTACCCGTCTGGTTGAACGCATCAAGAATATGCAGGTACAGTACGACCAGGCATTCAGAGACCTTTTCACCAAGCATGATGAACACTCTAAAAACCCTTGTTACGAACATATCAGACAATTAATGGAACATAACAACAAACCATGAGCACCATCCGCGACCTCAAACTCGGACAGCTTGAAAAGCTGCGTCAGGATATCTTCTCTCTCGACGCCAAGGCAGCAAACGCCATCATCGTTATTGAGATGAAAGCCTATAACAAAAGCGACCTATCAGCGCTCGATGTCGAAAGCATTCACCAGGCGGCAAAAGATTTAAAGGATAACGTCCTGCAGCTCCGCACGCTTAAGAAGCAGGCTGATGCACTGAACGAAGAGCTTTATGGCTAAGAAAGCAGAGCTCTACAGCGAAGCCGAACGGCTGTACGTGCAGGAACATCTCGGTCAGGCCGATATAGCCGAACGTCTTGGAGTCGCTGAGCGGACAATTCGGTACTGGGCAAACGAAGGGAACTGGGCAGAACGCCGTGGAAGCTTTGTTGAAGCAACCAGCAAGACCAGCGAGAAGCTGTACAAACTTGTCCAGACACTTACCGATAAAGCCATCGAAAGTGTAGAAAATGGCGAAGTGCCAAGCCAGTCACAGCTTTTCTTTATCAGCAAGATGGCACCGCTCCTGCTCAAGTTGCAAAACTACGAAGAGTCATCGGCGCCACCGAAACAGGACGAAGCCGACAAAGCAAAAGCAGTCTCCCGTTTTGAAGACGTTATGCAGGAAATGCAGAAAACCTTAATGCAGCTCGGACTTGGTTAAAAAAGCTATACATCCAGAGGAACTCCCTCCAACCGCCACCATCATCGAGGAAAAGGTTTTTATGCCTTACCAGATCAATGTTATCCGTGATGAGCACATCGCTCAACTTGTGGAGAAAGGCAGGCAGGAGGGCCTTAGCTGGGCTTTGGCATACAAATCATATAAATGGACAGGCAGGGAAGGCCGCTACCCGACCTTCTTTGCTACCAAAACGCGGATCCTCGCAAAGCAGTTTATCCAGGACTGTTCAGCATGGGCAAAGCTCGACCGGCTGATCAAAAGTACGATAGACGCAACTTACGAAGACGAAATCAAGGTATTCAACTCCGCCACAGAGGAAGAGGAAACCGTCAACACCTACAACATCCGTTTCCCGAACAAAATGGAAGTGACGGCCCTTTCCAGCAACGCTGATGCTATGAGAGGATGGCGAGGCTACAAAATCGCCGATGAATTTGCTATCCACAAACAGCAGCCTGAAATGCTCGACGCAATCCTGCCTTCGCGTATGTGGCGGTTTCCATTTGCCTTTGTCAGCACCCATAAAGGGATCAATTCCGAGTTCAACAAGCTGATCAAGAAGTTCAGGAAAGGCGACCTTGGAGCAGACTGGAACCTTATCTCGATCCCGATTCAGCGAGCCGTTGCAGATGGGTTGCTTGAGAAAATCTATAAACGTCCATTCACAGAATCAGAACGTCAGGAGTGGCTTTCCAACCTCGAACGTGAAGAAGGTCAACGCCGATGGAAACAGGAATACTGCTGTATTCCGGAAGACGAAGCAGGAGCGTTTTTCTCCTATGATCTTCTTGTCGCCTGTGAAACGGAGGATATGCTTTATGACGACATCCAGAAGTTCAGTGGAGCAAAACAGGAGCAGGAAGCGCTCCTTTGGTTTGAGAAAATTGCCGGAAGAATAAATAACGAGGGCCGAGGCAACTTCTACGTTGGTATGGACATTGGCCGTGACGTCAACTATACCGTGCTTTGTCTCATTGAGGATGTTGCCGGAATCAAGTTTATCAGGGCACTGGCAGCGCTCGAACAAATGAGGTTCCAGGTGCAGCAGGATTGCGCAAGGGTCCTGATCAGAACGGCCCGGTTCCGTCGATCCTGCGTTGATAACCGCGGTATGGGCCGCGAGACCGTTGAACGGCTGCAGGGAGATTTCGGGCCGTACCTGGTCGAAAAAATCGACTTCAACCTTGTCCTTAAGGAAAAGATGGCTTATGCCGTCTACCAGGCATTGACTGACCGAATGTTGAGGATCCCCGTGAGCGATACCGTCCGTGACGATTTTCACTCTATCCGGAAAGAAACCACCGATGCTGGAAATGTCCGGTACGTGGCCAAAACAAACGATACCGACCCAAACTCACACGGTGACTATTACACCGCCATTTCTCTGTCACTCCACGCCGTAGGATCCGCTCCGCCTGATATCTCAGGGTCGATACGCATCCCTTTAGATCGTCAAGCTGACCGCAAAGAGCGTATGGAAGCCTTGCTTGATGGATATGAAAATGATTTTCGCGCACAAACATTGAGATCACATGCAACCTAAGATCAATACAACAAAAGTTATTCAGGAAGAAGTAGCCATCCGGACATTCGTTGAAGGATTGCTTGAAGTAACCAAGCTTCTTCCACACCCCAGCAAGGTGCTTAAAAACATCAGTAAAACCATTGATGTTTTCGAGACAACCCTCAAGCAACCGGATATTGCAGCCGTATCAAGACGCTTCCGTGATGGAATCAAAAAACTTGAATGGGATGTATCAAGAGTAACCCAGCGAGGTGAACGTGCAGACTTCATCAGGAGTGTTTGTCGTGACATGAACCTCAACAGTATTATCCCTGCAGCGGTAAGCGCACGAGATTTCGGGTACACCGTTCTTGAAGCGCAATGGGTTCAAGTCGGGAGTTACAGCGTCATAACCGACCTGGTCGAAAAGCCTCGGGAATGGTTTCGATTTAACCAGGCGAACGAACTCCTTCTGCTCACCAGGACAGCGCCGGAAGGGATACGGGTTGACGATGTCTACCCACGGAAGTTCCTTGTTATCCAGCACGAAGCAAGCTACAAAAATCCTTATGGTAACGGTCTCCTCGATGAGGCCTACTGGTACAGCAAAGGATTAGCCGCGAACTTTGAATACCACCTCTCTTTTCTCGAAGATGATGGTCGTGACCACTGGATTGGCTGGGTTCCACCCGGCAGTGATAACGCCTATAAGGATAAGGTAGAGCTTGCCCTACGGAAGCTGCGTAATGCGGCAGTTGCCGTTATCGAGGAAGGAACCAGAACCGAGAAGGTTGAAAACACTGGCCGATCAAGCACCAGCGAAGCTTATGAAGTATTCAAAAAGTCCTGTAAGTCAACACTTAACATGCTTTGGCTCGGCAGCGACCTTGCTGCATCAGTCACTGGCACCGGCGCTTATGCAAGCAGTAAAAGCGGGATGGAAATTCAGGATGATGCCCTCGAAGCAGGGAAAGAGCTCCCAGAGCAAGCCATCAACAGGGCAATCCAATGGATGGCAGAAATCAACAACCTACCCGGAGATGATACCGAAGAAGTTGCTTTTTATCTCTACAACCCACCGGATAATGATAAGGTACAGGCAGAGATTGACCAGATCTACAGCAAGACCACCGGCAGAAAACCGAGCCTGCAGCTGCTTGCCAAAAGAGGATATGAAGAAGGTGACTTCGATGATCCAGCAATTGCTCCGGCACCTGTGCAGACCTTCGAAAGCGGCTACAACTTGCAGCCTCTCTTCAATGCCGTTGAAGGTTTAAAAAAAAAGTACTGACAGAGAGCGAGTCAAAGCTCCTCAACCCAAAGCCCGATAAAGCATTTATCAATGCCTGGTCAACGGCCATTGAACAGGCGTTAAACGACGCATGGAGTAAAGGCGCTGCGAGCGTTGATTACTGGCTCAGTAAATCCGGAGGGACCACATTCGAAGCCAAAAACATCACCCTCCGCTTTGGCAACAAGGATGCCGCAGCCTTCCACCAGTTCAAAGCATTCTGCAGCGCCGTCATTACAGACGATGAACTTGCCCAGGCAGTCAAAGACAGCATCAGCAACTCTCTGGCAAACGGCACCAGTTTCGATGAGTGGCGAAAAACTGTTGACCAGGTGTTTGATCAGCACGGCGTCACCAAACTTAATTCCTTCAAGGCCGAAACCATCTACCGAAACGAAACAGCAATGGCCTTTGGAGCAAGCCAGTTCGCAAAGCTGCAAACGGTATCCGACAGGTTCCCGTACTGGCAGTACACCACAGCGCATGATGAGCGAGTCCGCGAAAGCCACCGGTTGCTTGACGGGAAAATATTTCTTGCCGGCGATAGCGAATATTATCCGCCTCTTGGCTTCAACTGCCGGTGCACTGTTATTCCGATCAGCCTTCGACAAGCCGAAACCCGTGGCATTACAAAACCTGATACCGTCACCCCTGAAATGCGGGCTAACCTTGCAAACGCTGAATTTATCGGCGACAAAGTAGGAAACTTCGCTGACTGGTTACAAGTAAAGATGGCAGAACTGCCCGAATCAACACAAGCACTCATTACTGAAAAGCTTGCTGAGATAACAGCCAGTTCAGCCGAGCAAATTCAAAGCATACCCTTAGAGCTTATTAACAAAAACCGTCTGGTTGAAGTCAATGCGAAAAGCACAGATATCGATTACATCAATACATTTCTTGCTGAGTTCAACACTTCAATAGGGTCTGCGGTTACATACACAGACGTAACTGGCATCGATATAATCATTAATGAAGACCTCTTTATTAACCGGGTTGATCAGTCATTTAAAGTGGGGAAAGGAAGGAAAAAGTATATCAAAGTACTTGCAGATGCCCTCAAAGACCCAGATGAAATATGGACTACTGTAGTCGGAAAACAGGAAAAACGAGTATACCTGAAGATGCTCCAAAAGGATAACGGGGATCAGACAGGGGCGATTATCGTATTCAAAGACGTCAACGATAATATCGTCGGAAGCACAGGGTTTGTAACAACGGACTTGAAATACCTGGAAAAACAGAGATTGGGGAAAAGGGTATATAAAAAAATGAGG